CTTGCGCAAAAACAAGCAACACTACAGGCCCAAAGAAAACAGGCCAACGATGGTGACTGGCGTGTAAAACTTCGCCTGGCACCGTCTGCAAATTATTTGTACAAAGCAGAAGAACCAGGAATATTACAGCCATTGGCAATCACAGACGGAGTAGTATTTCCTTACACTCCACAGATCAACACCAACTACCAGGCCAACTATTCAACTTACGATTTGACACACAGCAACTATCGCGGATACTTTTATCAAAACAGCTACGTTGGCGAGATCGCTATACAAGCAACATTCACAGCACAAGACACCTACGAAGCAAATTACCTGCTGGCAGTGATACATTTTTTCCGTAGTGTTACCAAAATGTTCTATGGTCAAGATGCTGAACGAGGTGCACCTCCCCCACTGGTATATCTACAAGGTCTGGGCCAATACCAATTTAACCTAGCACCTTGCGTGGTCAGTCAGTTTACATATAATTTACCCACAGATGTTGACTACATTCGTGCAGGAAGTACAAACATCAACGGCACTGATTTACAGTTTCGCAGAGACAGACAAAACCTGCCAACAAACCCATTTTCATCAGCCTGGCAGAGATTGACCACTGCTGGATTGAGCAAGGGCGGATTGTTTAGTCCTCCGGCACCAGCAACATTGGGCACAGATAGACCAACGTATGTTCCTACTAAAATTGACCTAAGCCTCACGCTATTGCCAATGCAGAGTAGAGAACAAGTTAGTAAACAGTTTAGTCTCAAACAATTTGCCAATGGCGATCTACTAAAAGGAGGATTCTGGTAATGGCTGTTTACGACTCAACCAGTCCGTACTTTAACACAAAGTATACGCAATTCTATTTGGACATGATGGTCAATAGATCATTGCCAAAAGAAAATGACGACAAACTATTTCGCATAAATCAAACGTACCAGTACAGACCAGATTTGCTGGCCTTTGACTTGTATGAAAACGCCGGCCTTTGGTGGGTATTCTATCAACGTAACCCAAACACACTACAAGCACCACCCTGGGACTTTGAAGCAGGAAAAAAGATTTACGTTCCTAAAATTACTACCTTACGTGCCGCACTAGGATTTTAAATGGCAACTATACCACCAGATGACGGTCCGGACAGCGCCGGGCAAATTATTATTAATGCACAGATTGCACAAGACGATGGTGCCAATTTCATACAGCCCGACACAACTGTCAGTTACTTAAATGACGAAGGGGAAATTGTTCCGGGACCGGAAGATCTAACAGATACCAATGCTGACAGTTACAATGAAGACGCAGACTTTGGTACCGACGCTGAAACCAGAGAAATAAGCGACACTCAAACTATACCTCCTCCCACTGCTGAACCGTCCATGCCTGAAGAAGGGCTACAAGGTGAAAACAACGAGGAAGCAGCCAATGGCACACTTGCTGAGGACATGGCAGGTCGACCAATACCGTCAAGATCATTGGGACCATTTGCTGCCGGTGACGACCAAACAAACCCCACACGAGCAACACTAAACAATTTGTTTGGTGCCAATAAAATTACACCCAAGCCCAACGAACTCAGTAAGTTTGTTTCTTACACTTACAGTATCAGCATGTATATTCTAGGTCCTGAAGAGTTTAAAAATATGGTGCGCACAAAGCGCAAAACAGTTCCCGGCAATCAACTACTGATGCAAAGTGGAGGAGCACCTGTGTCATCGGGACTTACCACTACATCAAGTGTTCCGCTGTCGTTTGACGTTGAAGAAATGACCAGTGCATTGTTAAATCCTCAACAGGCATCACTGGGCAGAAATCAATTTTTTCCTTTGGATTTTTATATTGAAGATGTAAAACTTGAAGGTGTATTAAATGGCAAAGGCACCAATTCTGCACACAACACTACCAAGATGACATTTAAAATTGTTGAACCCAATGGCATCAGTTTACTAGACAATTTATATGCGGCAACTCAACAGTATGTTGGAAAAAAGACTGGCGGCAAACAAAACTATTCAGCACAAAACTTTTTAATGGTAATTCGTTTTTATGGATATGACAGTAACGGAACACTAGTCAAAGGGTCGGGTACCAAGAGTCCAGATGGATACAGTGATTCTAATGCTATCATTGAAAAGTTTATACCTTTTCAATTTACCGGGATCAAATTTCGTATTGCCAACAAGTTAACTGAATATGAGTGCGAAGCAGTTTGCCCACAAAATTTAATTGCTTCAGGTCAAGCCCGTGGAGTAATCCCTTATAATGTTGAATTAACGTCAACCTCTTTAAAAGAACTGTTGGTTGGCAATGCCAACTTCTCGACTATAAATCAAACAGGCGGCACCAATGGTAGGGAACCAAGGTCAGACACTGGCCCTCAATATTCTGCCGGTGCTGGCCGTGGAAGCACAGCCGGGTTACCTCAAGCACAGCCCGAAGAAGGTGTAATGGTAGTAGGAGAAAACGGAGTCGAAGGAACTAGCACAGTGGATGCTGGTACAAGCCCAACTCAAAATTCAGCTCCGCCAAAAGCCAGTGCCGCGCCTAACCCGACTATTGTGTCTGGTCTAGTCAATGCATTAAACAAATACGAACAAGAAAAAGTTAAAAAAGGAATTTTTAATGTTCCTGACCAGTACGAAATTATAATCACTAATTCAATTTTAGAAAGTGCTAAAGTTGTTCCTCCTGGCCAGACCAATAAAAAGAACACTCCTATGATACAGGCAACCAGTGCTGATCAACAGGGGCTAGGAGAAAAACAAAGCATGAATACCACTGGAAAAACAACTAGTATTCTAGCAGGTAAAAGTATTGTGCAGTTCATAGATGAAGTAACAAGAACCAGCAGTTACATCACAGACCAACAGATTAAAATTATCGACCCAGTTACAGACAAAGAAAAACCACAAGGTGTTCCGGGCAAGATCATGGGCTGGTACCGAATTGGTTTAGAAGCAACTCCTATCAAGTATGACGAAAAGCGCAGAGACTATGCATATAAGATTACCTATCAGTTGAGCCCTTATGCTGTCAGCGATGTTAAAAGTGATTACTTTCCGAATAGTGCATTTAAAGGAACACACAAAAAATATAGCTATTGGTTTACCGGCGAGAACAACGAAATACTAGATTTTAATCAAGACTACAACTATCTCTATTACATTGTTTCTAACACTAAACAAAAACCACCCACTAGATTAGTTGATTATCGTGAATACGAAAAACGTGCATTCCAGCCTCGAAGCAATCAGACTGATCAGGGCATTGAAGGTCGTGTGAATGAACCAGGCGCCAACGCTGCCGATTACTTGTATAGTCCAGCCGACCTAAGCAGAGCACGATTGACCATTGTTGGAGATCCAGCATGGATTCAACAAGGAGAATTATGGTCGGGTGTTGCTGGCTTAAGATTCAACTACGGACCTTTCTTACCTGATGGAACTATCAATACAGAGAGTCAAGAAGCATTGTTTGAAGTTTCGTTTAACAAGCCAGTTGACTATAATATGAACACAGGTATAATGGACCCTGGCACACAGAACTACAATGCAAATCGCAGTATTGGACGAGCTGGAGATGCAAGACACAGTTATGTTTACAAAGCAGTTAAAATTGTCAGTAACTTTAGCCGAGGCCGTTTCACACAAGACTTAGAAGGTGTACTAGTTACATTTCCTGTGCCAGACAATTTGGCACAACAGATTGCTGACCAAAACGCTGAGTCAAACCAGCAGGCAAGATCTACATCAGCAGGCACATCTCGTACAAGAAGTATGTCTGGCGCAAACTCTGAAGAGGTTGACAACTCAGCTGAGGAGTATGATGACACTTACAATGAATCGATAAGTGATGACACCGCCGGAGATGAATTGGACACCGGCAGTGAATATTACGATGACCAAGAACCCGATTATGCTGAAGCAGATGAGCCACCGGACTCGGGAGGCGAAGATGTGGGCGTACCTCAGGATTTTCAAGCTGAGGAAGAAGACGGAAATGTCACAGAAGAACCGTCACAAATTATGGATAGAGAGTACTAATGGCTGATAATATTCAACGTACCAAAGGCCGCGGTGCCGGCTATAAGTTTGATCGCGGAGGCACCCCTACTGAGTTTGGGCCGTACATTGGCAGGATTATGAACAACGTTGACCCCACCAGGTCAGGACGACTGCAAGTTTATATTGAACAGTTTGGCGGAAGTAACCCTAAAGATAAAAGTCTTTGGCGTACTGTAAGTTATGTTCCGCCATTTTACGGAGTTACTCCTCACACAGGAACTAATGTTGGAACTGGAACATTTACTGGCAATCAACAAAGTTATGGCATGTGGTTTACTCCTCCTGACGTTGGTACCAGAGTTATTTGTATATTTGTCGCTGGCGATCCAAACCAAGGATATTATATTGGGTGTGTTCCTGAAGAAGGAATTACTCACATGCTACCAGCAATTGGCTCTAGTAAAAAATTTCAATTGTCAGACAGTCAGAAAGCTTTGCTTGGATCAGCTACACAGTTACCAGTAACAGAAATCAACAATACCAATTTAAAAATTTCTGAAAATCCACGATTCTTTGATCAAGCCAAGCCAGTACACTCGGTTGTTGCCGCAGAAATGCTACAACAGGGATTAATTAATGATACCGTACGTGGACCAATCAATAGCAATAGCCAGAGAGAAAGCCCGTCAAGCGCCTACGGTATAACAACTCCCGGTCGACCAATTTATCAAGGTGGACTTGCTGAATCTGATATTAAACAAAAATTACAAAGTGGCGCAGTAAGACCACAAGACTTAAAAGTAATTGCTCGTCGTGGTGGTCACAGCATTGTCATGGATGACGGAGACCTCGAAGGTAAAGATAATTTAGTTCGTATTCGGACCAGCAAAGGCCACCAAATCACAATGAGTGATGATGGCAATTGTTTTTACATTGTGCATGCCAACGGTCAAGCCTGGATCGAGCTAGGGGCCGAGGGCACAGTTGATGTGTACGCTACAAATTCTGTAAACGTCAGAACACAGGGAACTATTAATCTTCATGCAGACAAGGATGTTAACATCTATGCCAAGGAAAATTTCAACGTAAAAAGTGGAACAATCAAAATTGAAGGTGACAAATCCTTTGACTTGCTGTCAACCAGTGCTATCAAAATGTACAGCAAAGCTGATATTGGAATCACTGCCGACGGGTCACTGGTGCTTAAAAATGGCAGTTCAGGTGGATGGGATGCCGGTGATAGTTTGGTATTGGTAGCAGGCACAATTGATTTAAATGGTGGTACTGCACCCTCTCCCCCGGAAAATCCAAAACCGTTTACAGATTACGAGCTACCAGATACTTCGTTTGGCCCTTCAGGATGGACGTCAACTCCGGGTAAACTTAAAACAATTGTCACTAGAGCACCCACACATGAACCTTGGTCTGCACACAATACAGGGGTATCTGCTGATGTGAGTTTTGATGGCGAAGGTGGAGATGCTGGCGGCGGTGATGGAACAGCAACAGACGTTGCTGGTGGTGATGTTGGCGCTGTAACAACAACGGACATTGCAGGCGGAGGCAATATTGAAACTCCTGCAGAAATGACAGTAACAGAAACTAACAATCAATTAATTTCAAACCCAATTAATTCAGCAGACTTCCTAAGTCAATCACCTGCTGAAATCAGCCTAGGTAGCTTGGATAAAAGCCAGGTTACTGGATTGTTAGCATCAGCATCAGGAGCGTCAGGACTTAAATTAGACTCAGTTGACCCTACAAAAGGTATTGGCAAGTATGGACTGAGTCCTAAGCAATTGGAGTCGTCGGGCTTCTTAAAGCCAGGAACGGTACAGCAATATCTGTCAGACCCTGCTAAACTACAATCAGTGTTGGCAAGCCCAACAGTTTGGACTGGTAAAGGTGGTGTAGGTAACTTGAGCAAGTTGTTGTCCAGCGATAAAATTCAAAATATGGCACAGCAAGAACTCATGACAGGGGCACTAGCAGGGCTTAAATCTTCAGGATTGGCCACAGGTAAAGAAAGTCCAGCACAGCTAGCGGCTCTTGTACAAAGTACAACAAAGTTTGGACTTGATGCTACCAAAGCCTGGAGTAAAGGTAATGCACCAGCAGCCATTGCTTCAGAATTTAATAATCTAGCCAAGAGTGCTAGTCAAGCCGCATCGTTTGTTACTGCCAAAGCTGGCGAGCTTGGTGCAGTTGGACAACAGGTAACAAATGCAGTTGGCACAGTAAAACGTGCAGGCCTTGACAAAGCATTAACAAGCATACTTGGTGATCCAAAAATTCCAACACCAAAATTTGGCTGATGATTTCTAAAATCCACCAACCTCACGAAAAATAACCAATAAATAATAGCATGCCTACATTTATTGGTTTCAGTACTATCAATCAGTACAAAAAGTTTACCCTGGTTGACTTTGAGTTAATCAAGCAAGACCTGTCAAATGCTCTCAACATTCAGCAAGGTGAGCTGCCTGGCCGCCCAGGATATGGTACTATAATTTGGAGTTTTATATTTGAAAATCAGACTCCTGAAACGGAACGTGGTATTCTTGCTGAACTACAACGTGTAGCAGGTGGTGACCCAAGAATTTATCTGTCAGATGCATCAGTTTATCCACAGCTTAATGGGATACTAATTGAAGTTGCAGTACAAGTG